AAGCCCGGAAGGAACTTGTAATGCACAAAATACGCAATTTTTGCCTTCATCGGGTCGTTTTCGCGATAATTTCGACGAATCGACAGCACTTTTCCGTTGTCTTCGCTGATTGTAACGATGTACGGGATCTTTATGCCCGTTGGTTCGCCGTCACTGTCCGTATCTTCATACCCTTCGAGGTCCAAATCGACGTGGCACTCCAATAAAGTGCAGTCATAGTCAATTCCAGTGGATTTTGTGCCGTCGATGTAGTCGATTTCGTCCGAAACAGAGCTACTTTCGGGCTGAGAGGGCAAAACTGTAATGTCACGATAGAATCCGCTGACCTGTTGCTTGCGTAAATCGTTCAACGACATGCGAACCGTATGTGTAATGTTTGGACAAGTCTCTAAATCATTGCTTTCATACGGCACGACAAGGTGTTCCGCCGGTATAAACTTGGAAACCGGCCTGCCCAAAGCGTCATCGAAGTAGACTTTCTTGAAAGTAGACCCGGCCAACGGCAAATAGAACAACATCTGGTCAAATTCTGGGGTGTATTCCTCCATCACATTGGTGATGTAGTAGTTCATAAACCCTTGAACACGAGATGCCTGCTCTGTTTTGGCTCTGGTCTGTGACCCGAGGACCGTGGTGCGTAC